TACAAGTCTCCTTTATATTACTTGAGTGGTTACAACGCCACCACTCAAAGGCGAGATAATGGATCACCTCCTAGAGCGAAACACATTCACGTTTCACATCTGCCTTGGAACCCAAGGTCTTATCTAAATATACGTTCACGGTAGTGCTACCGGATGATTTAACTGCGTCTTTCGTAAGCTCTCGTGACCTCTGGGTTCTACGCCTAGAGCGATACCACATGATGAGTGCTGCGAGAGGACCGCCTATACCGGGGATCATAGCAACACCTCCTGTAGCCATACCAAGAGCAGTGTCAACGGGGTCCATCAATGCAGGAGTTGCACCTGATACCGCTGCTGGACCATTAAGAGCGTCCATCAAAGGCGCACACCCTGCGACACTAACGAGTAATACTACGAGTAGTAGTCCTACTCCTGTGCGTTTCTGTGTTTCCAACATGCTTCACACTCCTTATCGGGACGGCGGTAACGAGGACAGCTTTCATTACATTCACTAGGGAAGTCTCCCTCCATAGGTTCAATAGCAATTTCAGGCTCATCATTATCACCTTCTTCGTCGTTACATTGAGTAGCAGCGGGTCGAGTGATATTTACAGCTTCACCTTTCGCTACTTTCAACTTGCGAATCAATTCATCCTTATCGTCACGAGAGATACCAGTAACACCTCGTGCGCTCAATTCAGCTTTCAACTCAGGCTTCGTCATTTCGTTATAAGACATTCTATCTCCTTATCGCAGCTTCTTAGAGCGACCCCAACCCTTCTTGACTCCCTTTAGACCGGGACTAAATCCTAACTTAGCGAGTGACTGAATTGCTTCAGCAGCGTAACCAAGTGGATTCTCTAGGGCTTTAAGTCGCTGTGCGCGAACCTTCTTTTCAGTTATCTTCTTAGCATCAACGCCCATCTTCTCTACGAGATATGCGACACCGATAGCTAGGGCATCAAGTCTATCATCGTGCTTGAGCGAGTCCTTGTCCAGAGTCAGCTTTGACATCTGCCAGAACAATGAGAAAAGCTTACGCTCCATCAAGGGATAGTCTAAGACTGTCTCCCAATCCTCCTCAATAACCCGCTCATCGAATATAAGGTGGTGTCTACCAATAACAGGTTCCAGAGTATCAGCAATGCGCTTCTCCTTCTGGTTGTTATGCCACACCTCCTCAACGATACACATATAATCAACAGCGTCACTCTGTAGAACAGAGCGAAGGTTATAAGCGTATGCTCCATAACCATAGTTCTTCTCTACAATGATCTTGTTGACCTTGTACTGCTTTGCGATCATAGCAGCTTCTAACATCTTTTCATCCTCTACACCACCGGGAATACCTCCGATCTTACGAACGATGCAATACCCGTGTAGGAAGTAGATGATACAGTATCCAGTTTCATCACCATTTTGACCACCACCTGCTGGGTCAATGGCCATAATCTTGGATGTATAAGGAAGGAACGTATCCGATACATTTGCTGCTCGGTAATACTTCAATCCCATCTCAGAGCCAGCGTGACTCTTAATTTCAAATTGTGGTTGCGCTGCCCATCCAAAAGAAGTAGGGCAAGCATCGTCCTGAAAGCTCCAGAACGCAAGAGAGGACACTTTCAATGGGAATCTACCAGCATCACTCAAACGTGTGTCCAGCATGTGCTGGAGGTTGAAATACGCCGGTCCCTGTGCGAGTTCCTTCTTACACAGCTTGGCTTCATCGAACATACCGGGATCAACTGCTTGACCACGAGTTCCTTCAATACCTCCACCTGTTCTCAGGGAAGGATCAGCAGCCATACGCTCTGTGATAATAGGAGCGAGAGTTCCATTGTAGTTTGGTTCCTCGTCCTCCGTGGGGTATCGACCTGTCCACACTCGGATATCAAATCCAAGAGCGGGAAGCTGGTTGTACACCGATTCAGATGACTGAGGAGTACCCAAGTATACAATACGACCATCTGAGCAAATGGAGGGAAAGTCACGCATCTTGTGGCGCAACTGCTCTCGCATCAACTCGGTCAAAGCGTTCTTAGAGGACTCAATATCATCTGGAATCAAGAGGTCAGCACGACGACCCTGCATGTTAGCTGTAACGCCCATACAGGCCACTGAAGGCGATTTCTCGAAGCCTTTGAGGTGATAGTGTACATCGAACCGCTTAACGCTGGCACGTTGCCCCTGACGGCTTGTATCAGGGCGTAGGCACTCTAGGATTTCCATCCCGAAGATCACCTGAATGATCCAGTTTGAAATCTCCTCCGACATATCACCACCAGCAGAGAAGATCAGGACACGAGTAGTCGGGTCTTGAATGAGTCTCCATACAGCAAAAATACCTGTGATGGTAGTCTTAGCTTCACCTCGCTGAGCCTGAATCATTGCATACTCGGCTCCATGCTGAAGATAGTGAATCATATCATACTGTATATCAGTAGGAGTGGCACCAATTAAGGTACGAAGAACATCGGTGAGAAAGTCACGCGCATCGGCGTACTCCTGTTGGAGCAACCGTAAATCCCTCCAGCGGGACATTGCTTCCTTCTCTTCTTGTGTCATCAGAGATTCTAACTCTGTGTCACTCATGTATTCATTAGGATCATATAGAGAATCTACCTCACTCTGGGATTCACTATACTCTTCTAATTCTAATAATGCTTTCACATCTTGGGTATCACTCACCAGTGTTACCTCCTATATTTCTCTTTTGAGGGTAATATAACAAGGTGAGTTACTACCCTGTTATACTCCCTCCTCTTTAGTCGGTTGTAATTATTTTGTTCAATGTTATCCGTTACTTACGATGGGAACAACATTCTCTTGATCCTTAAAACGCTGTTTGCTATCCTCCCGGAATCTTTGAAGTTTCTTATCGAGGTTTCCGACGCGATTATCCTCTGTTGGGATAGCTATGATGTCATTGTCCTTGAGAAATGCACGACAACTGTTGAGCATTTGTGGTGAGGGAGGAAGTACAACCTCCTCTCCATCACCGCTTATGACTACTTCTCCATCAAGAGCTTGTGTAAAGCAGTCTGCTAACTTATCATGCAGAGTTCCAAGTTTGGACTCAGACGCTGCATTTTTACTCATGAGTTATTACTCCTTACCTTTAGTTCTAAACTTATGTACCTCTCGGTACAGACGGAAGCAAACCAGCACCAGTGACAGCACCATTAGCGTCCTGCTGCCGATAACGTCCCAGTTGTACGCGGCTATCAAGCCGATACCTCCAGTGATGTAGGTCTGAGTTGATTCTAT